ATGAATTCATGAGATCTGGCGACACCCACCTAATGTTCATCGACTCGGATATCGGCTTCAATGCCAACGATGTTATCGCTCTTCTTGCTCTGCAATCAGAGAATCCAGAGGAAGATGAATATGATATTCTCTGCGGCCCATATCCTAAGAAGTGTATCTCTTGGGAGAAAATTAAACAAGCTGTTGATAAAGGATTCGCGGATCAAGATCCTAGCGTCCTAGATCGATTTGTTGGCGATTATGTCTTCAATCCTGCTAACGGTAAGACTGAAATTTCTCTTACCAAACCAGCGGAAATTCTTGAGGCTGGTACAGGCTTCATGATGATTCGACGCAATACTTTTGAGAAGTTTGCTGAGGCTTACCCACAGCAATCTTATAAACCAGATCACGTAAGAACTGAACACTTTGACGGTTCTCGTGAGATCATGGCGTTCTTCGACACGCCAATTGATCCTGAATCCAAACGCTATCTGTCAGAAGATTATATGTTCTGTCAGTGGTCTAGGAAAATTGGACTGAAGGTTTGGCTGTGCCCATGGATGCAGCTGAAGCATGTTGGTTCATATATATTTGGCGGTTCTCTTGTTGATCTTGCCCAAATCGGTGCTGCCGCAACGGCAGACGTAAGCAAACTAAAGAAAAAATAGGAGTATTTTTATTATGAAACTTTCCAAAGAAACCCTTGGAGTTCTTGAGAACTTCTCTTCTATCAACCCAGTTATCCTTGTTCGAAAGGGTAAACAACTCAGGACTATTTCTCCTTCAAAGGCTGTTTTTGCAGTTGCTAATGTTGAAGAAGAGTTCGATCGTCAGTTCGCGATCTTTGATCTTAAGAAGTTTATTGGTTGTCTTTCTCTGTTTGATTCTCCAGATCTAGAATTCAATGACAAGTTCGTGAATATTTCAGAGGATGATCAACAACTGTCTTATTATTTTGCTGATCCAGAACAAATCTCGTCAGCAGCACCAGAAAAAACAATCAATCTTCCTTCTGAAGATGTTGAATTCAAACTGCTGGCCAAAGATTTCCAGAAGATCGTGAAGGCTATGTCTGTTGCTGGTCTGTCCAACATCTCTGTTGTTGGTGATGGATCTAACCTTATGCTTAAAGCTCTCGATCCAGAAGGAAAAACTAATGATGCCTTCACGATCAATATCGGCAAAACTGATATGAAATTCAAGGCAGTTTTCCGAGCAGAGAATCTTAAGATGCTTTCTGATGACTACGATGTTGTTATCTGCTCTAGGGGTATCGCAAGTTTCACAGGGAGCAAAGTGAAATACTTCATTGCTACTGAGGAAAAGTACAGCAAGTTTCAATAAATAATTTGTTGTGCTTTTGATTATTATATTATGAGGAGTTATGATTATGTCTAGAGATATTCTTTTTGTAGAAAAATATCGCCCACGTCGAGTGCAAGATTGCATTCTTCCAGAAAAACTTAAAAGTGTATTCCAAAAATTCGTTGATGATAAACAAGTTCCCAATCTTATTTTGGCGGGATCTTCCGGTACAGGTAAAACCACAATCGCAAGAGCCATGCTTGAAGAAATTGGTTGCGACTATATTATCATCAACGGATCGCTCAATGGTGGCATTGATACCCTGAGAACTGATATCACCAACTTTGCTTCTTCTGTTTCTCTGACAGGTGGAAGGAAGTATGTGATTCTTGATGAGGCCGATTATCTGACAAACTCAACTCAGCCTGCTCTTCGAAACTTCATGGAAGAGTTCTCTAAGAACTGTGGGTTTATTCTGACCTGCAACTACAAAGATAAGATCATAGCTCCTCTTCATTCTCGCTGTTCTGTTGTTGACTTTAAAATCAGCAAAGAAGAGAAAGATGTTCTGGCAAAACAGTTCTATAAGCGCGTAGTAGATATTCTCAAGAAAGAAAATATCGAAGCTGAAAAGGGCGCTGTTGCTGGGGTTATCGTTAAGTTTTTCCCTGATTGGAGGCGAGTTCTTAACGAGATTCAACTTTATTCTGCTACTGGTAAAATCGACTCTGGCATCCTGGCCAATCTACAGGATGTCAGTCTTTCTCAACTTGTTGGGTTTATCAAAAACAAAAACTTCAGCGCAATGAGGAAGTGGGTTACCGAATCAGATATTGATGGAATTGCTTTGTTCCGTTCTTTCTATGATAAGGCTGATGACTATCTCACTAAAGAATCTATCCCCGCTCTTGTTCTTTTGATTGGCAAATATCAATACCAACATTCTTTCGTGGCGAATCCTGATATCAACGTTGCTGCGTTCTTTACCGAGGTTATGGTTGAGTGCTCTTTCAAGGAGTAGATAAATATGGATGTCCTTGCTTCGTTAAGAAGATGTAATATTTGCAAAGACAGAAGACCCAAAGATTCAGCCAAAATTATTCTTGAGGCTGTTGATGGGAAAAAGACTCTTAGAGTTTGCTCGAAATGCGAGAAGATTCTAGAGTTATCAAACAGAGCAGCATACGGTGATCATGATGAGCGCGAGAATTAGTCCTTGGGATTTTACCAATAGTATCAATCTAAATAAAAACGACTTGATGGAAGAAGATCCTTCCCTCGAGAAAGATTATCTGCCATTTATAGTTAACGCAAGTTTATCATATTTTCCGGATACGATTGAGTATGCGAATATGATGAACATGAACCACCATCTAGACAACAAACTTCAATATTCTTTTTACCTAAATAGTGTCAGACCCAAGAAACGTTTCAGTAAATGGGCTAAGAAAATTGACGACGAGAATCTTGATGCTGTGGTAAAGTATTTCGGGTATAATCGAACTAAAGCTAAAGAAGTTATCAAGCTACTGTCGCCAGAACAAATAGAAGAGATAAAAATAAAAAATGAAGGCGGTGGAGTTTAATAAATGCTGGACGATTTACTTGAAATAACCCTTAAGGAACCAGATGATTTTTTAAAAGTCAAAGAAACTCTGACCAGAATTGGCGTGGCTTCTCAAAAGCTCAACACCCTTTATCAGTCTTGCCATATTCTTCATAAAAGGGGCAAATATTATATTGTTCATTTCAAAGAACTTTTTCGTATGGACGGAAAAAAGACTGACATAGACGAAACAGATATAAGAAGAAGAAATGCCATCGCCCTTCTCCTCGAAAGTTGGGAATTGTTAAAAATTGTTAATAAACAGAAAGCGGAAGCTTTTTGTGTTTCTTTGAATCAAATCAAGGTCTTACCTCACAAAGAAAAAGAAAACTGGAAACTTTCCGCTAAATACAACATAGGCAAAAAAAGGTAAATTTTTTGCTTGACAATCCTGTCTGGGTCAGGTATGATGTGTTAAACTGAACGTTGTGAGGCGATAAAATGAACGTGAGAATCTTCAATTTTCCTTGTCTTCAAGATGGCGAAACACAAATCGAAAAGGTAGCCATTGAGTTGGAGCTACGCGAACGACGTGGTCAAAATCTAGAGCCAGAAGAAAGAGATTGGCTTGATTGGGCGAATAGTGTGACTATTCAGTCAACTCAAACTACATTTTGATAACATTAGACCGCGTAGCTCAGCAGGATTAGAGCAACAGCCTTCTAAGCTGTGGGTCGAAGGTTCGATTCCTTCCGTGGTCGCCAAATTATTCCGCGGTAGCTCAGTTGGTAGAGCAGTCGACTGTTAATCGACTGGTCGTTGGTTCGAGTCCAACCCGCGGAGCCAAAAAAGAATATACGTGAAATAAACAGGAACTGGAATAAAAATGCCTGCTGTATTTCTTTACGCTGACCCGCACTTCGGACACGAAGGCGTATGTAAGTTTCTGCGTCACGACGGAACTAAGCTGCGTCCTTTTGACAACGCAGAGCAGATGGACGTTGAGCTTATCAAGCGTTACAACGCTGTGGTGAAGCCAAATGACAAGGTGTATTTTCTTGGCGACGTAGCAATGCGTACCAAAGAAATGCATCGCGTACTTTTTCAACTTAACGGTGACAAGGTGCTTATAAAAGGCAACCACGACATCTTTAAGATGGACGAGTACGCTAAGCACTTCCGTGACATACGTGGCTACCATGTTATGAACGGTTGTCTACTGTCCCATATACCCGTGCATACAGAGAGTTTAGCACGCTTTGGATGTAACATACATGGGCATCTGCACTACAGGGAAGTTATGCACAATCAGCAGGTTGATCCCCGCTACATGTGTGTTTCAGTAGAGCATACTGACTATGCCCCTATACTGTTTGAAGACGCCCTAAAGCGCATAAAAGCGCGTGGTGGGCACGTTGGGTTTAAAGATAAAGGCGAGGTTGCACTATGAAAGACATTTTTACAGAATCTAGTGCGTACGTTATTAAATCGCCTCCTAGCTCAGGATGGATATGCCATCTGTTTGGAGAACATTCGCCTTTCTTAACATGGGAGCCCGCTGAAGGTCGCGTACCAAATTGGTGGGTTCGTTTCTGGATGCGAGTATTTTTTGGATCAGTGTGGAAACGTAAAGGCGCGTTATGAAAAACGTAGAAATTGTTTTGTGGCTTGCTATTTTTGCTATTTTTGTAGCATGGTATAGTTCTATTACTGTTTTAGAAAGAACGTTCCAATCTCAAGCCATAGAAAATGGGGCTGCTCAATATAATCCGCAAACAGGCGAGTTTGAGTGGAAGGTAAACAAATGAAAGTACGTATTGGAAAACACCCAAGCTGGTTTGGCCCATATCAGTTAGCAGAAAAACTCTGCTTCTGGGCCAAACCAGTAACAAACGAATATGGGTTCAAAGATCCTCCAGATTGGGTGCATAACTTTGGTACCTGGTTGGCGCATGGGAAAACTCTACCCACTCCAAAAAAGCTGGGAGAAGATCATCCCAGAACTTTGCTGTATAAGTTTCTTGCTTGGGTTTACCGCAAAAGACAGCAAAAAGTGTATGTTCGTATTGACCGCTGGGATACTTGGGGTATGGATCATACTCTAGCACACATAGTTCTTCCTATGTTGGTGCAACTTAAGGCAACTAAACAGGGGGCGCCTTATGTCGATAACGAAGATGTTCCGGAAGAACTTCGTAGTACTAATGCTACAAATGAGGGAGAAGTTGACAATCTTCATTTCAAGCGCTGGGATTGGGTTCTTAATGAAATGATTTTTGCATTTCATAATAAACTTGACGATAACTGGGAAGCCAAGTTTGAAACCGGTATCCATGACTGGAGTTTTGAGCCAACCATCGGTGAAAACGGGAAGCCAAAATATTACGAGATGGTACACGGTCCTAACCATACTTATAAAGTGGATCAAGAAGCGCGTAATGCATACCAAAAACGTATCTCCAATGGATTTCTTCTTTTTGGAAAATATTACGAGTGTTTGTGGAATTAAAAACGCTTGACTATTTGATTCCAATGCAGTATACTGTCATAGTGGATTTTAATGGAGACTGTGATGTATAAGCCAATGCCAGAAGATACCAACTGATTCGGAACTTCAATATGATTGATATGGAAAATGATATCAAAGACTCTTTTATCTACAGAAAGGTAAGGGCTAGTAAAAATTATGCACAAAGTCTCTATGCGGCTATGTGTAATAATGTTTTTGTAAAAGAAGGCGTAGAGTGGAGTTGTAGCTGGAGGTCCTCTGGTGCTGTTGTTTCTTCTATGCGTACAAATGAAGATTATATAGATTATTACTGTTCTGGTATGGGAGTTTTTGAGGAAAGACCCGCTACCAAGGAAGGCGAGGTAACTGACGAGATCAGAGAAGATCTAGCAAGAATTGGGTGGAGTGTTAAAGATGGTGATTGAAAACGTTTTTCCAAAACTGTATTGGGGTATTAAAGTTCCCATGGACGGTAGGGACGGTAGCTATTTGTGGGTTGTCAATGGATATCCGGATATAGAAATACTGAAATATGAATCCCAACAAGAAGCAGAAAAAGCTGCTAATGATATGGGATGGAAAATGTTTAAAATCGAGCCAATACAAGAAGGCATAAATTATGAGCCCTGAACTAGACAAACAACTTTGTGAAAAATATCCGCTTATATTTGCGGACCGTCACGCAGATATGACCCAAACAGCAATGTGTTGGGGATTTGACTGTGGCGACGGCTGGTACAACATTATCGATATAATGTGTTTTGCTATTCAAAGTCACATTAATTACTCTGTAAAAGCAAGAGAGTATGACATTAAATTTAACAAAGATCTTGAACAGGCTATTGCTTCAAACTTTCAAGACTGGCCAGCCTATTATAACAGAGAACCCAGAAAACTAACTGAAGTTATTCCTCAAGTAGTGGCAACACAAGTTAAAGAAAAGTTTGGTGGTCTTCGTTTTTATTACACAGGCGGGGACGATCACATTACGGGTATAGTTACCATGGCTGAACTTATGAGTGAGCGGACATGTGAGGAGTGTGGAGATCCTGGTCAACTGTATACTAATGGCTGGCATAAAACTCTATGCGTAAAACATGCTAAGGAAGCGGGCTGACCCGCTAGGCTACTGAGAGAAAAATAGATGCAAGAGTCCGAACCCAAACATTCTGTAGAAAACATGACTGAGATACAACTGGAATTATCAGAAGAAGATTATGAGTATATAAAAACTGCTTCCGCTTTGAGAGGAATTTCTATTGACGAGTTTATACAACAGGCGTTGCAAAAAGTTATTGATAAATATGAGGGGAAGACCTAATTATGAGAGATAAAATCGTATATTCTTTGAAAAAATATTTCGAAGCAGAAATCGACAAACGTATAGTAAATATCGAAATCATGCTCGCGAACCCTATGGCAATTCACGAACATACTGATTATACTGCTGCCATGGAACTTGAATTAGCAAAAATTAGTGAATATCAAGACAAGTTAGAAGTCCTAGAAAAATATTTTATCAATTGATCAATACGCCCACTTAGCTCAGTCGGTAGCAGCGTCTGCCTTGTAAGCAGAAGGTCATCCGTTCGATTCGGATAGTGGGCACCATAAATGCGAAAGAAAGAAATGCTTAAACAAATATTGTTCTCCTTGCTAATGGCCACTCCTGCAATAGCACAACCAGTAGCATCAGATGGTTATGTTTTTAAAGGCAGCCCGCCTGCCGTAAGAAAAGACTTTCGAGTTATTATAGAAGAATATAATACTCGTAATGAACTTGTAAAAGGTATACAAAAATATGGCGTCGCTCATGGTGATGTTCATGCTTTTGCTGTAATTGATCCAAACAAAAATACCTGCACAATACATATAATTAGACCAGCAAAACGTTATATGCCAGAACATATGGGTCACGAACTGACTCATTGCATTTATGGAGGGTGGCACAAATGAGCGACAACATTAAAGAACGCATTTCTACTTTTTTCCAACTTTCTGGGCTTTTGCTTTTCTTTGGTCTGTTCATTTATTCTTTTGTTGTAAGAGATTTTACATATTTCGGGATCCTTCTTCTTGGCATATTGATTGTTGTTTTCTTGTCTCTTTTTCTCGTTGTAACTGCATCAATTTTGTATTATATGTACAAAGCTTCAATTTTTGTCATCACAGGCAAAGAATTTGATTTATAAATAGGGTGTGGCCGTTTTATGGGGATCCCCTATGACTTTATTAGAAAAAGTGAAACATATTCTAGACAAAAAGACTCTTTCTCCTGAAAGTATAGCAACAAAACATAAAGTTCCTCTAGATACTGTTTTTAGACAATTAGAAATAGGTATTGATGTTGAGAAAGAGCACACCACTGATAAAAAAGTTGCACGAGAAATTGCTTTAGATCATTTGGGGGAAGATCCAAAATATTATACAAAACTGGTTAAAATTGAAACCACAAAATAAGACAAAGTTTAATATTATAAATAGAGGCATAGTAAATGTGGAAACGTATTAAATGTCTCTGATGGAAGCTATAATTGACGTTCTCAACGCAAAAACTCCCCCATCGGCGGAGCAAAAAGCCAAACTTGATGAAAACGAAAGTCCGTTTGGTCCCTCCAAGCTTGCGATTAAATCTATTATAGATAATATACCAAAAGTTTCAAGATATACTGATGAAATAGAAAAAACATTTCAAGAAGAAATATCGAAAAAAGATAAAATTCCTTCAAAACTGATAACTGTTTCTAATGGATCTGATCCATTATTAAGAGTTTTTGGACAGATGATCGCCAAAGACGGGCAAGGACAGCTTATTGTTCCAAATACTACCTACGAATCAGTAGTCACAGAATCTAAAAAATATGGAGCTTTGATAACTGGCGTTGATATGAACAAAGATTTGTCTATAAATTTAACAGCCATAGAAAACAAAATAAATAAACAAACCACTGGAATATATATTTGTAATCCCAACAACCCAACAGGTAATAAAGTTAACATAGCACAATTGAGAGATTTTATAGCACGAGTATCAAAATATACTCCATGTTTAATCGACGAAGCCTATATACATATGGTAGATAACTGGGAGAAAAACACCGTAATAGATATGGTCGAGAAATTCGATAATGTTATGGTAACTCGAACGTTTTCCAAAATTTATGGACTGGCTGGACAAAGAATTGGTTATGCTGCAGCTAGTCCCAATTTAATGTATAAATTGAATAAAATTCTTCCCGGACCAGGTTTTACCAACTCTTTGGGGTTGTATGCGGCTTTAGCGAGCATGGAAGATCAGAAATTTTTACCTGACGCAAAGAACAAATTTAAAAAAGCCAGAAATTCAATTTATGATATAGTTAAAAATTTGGGTTTAGAAATGGCGGCTGATCCCCAGGCATGTTTT